CGAAAGTTACCTTCACAGAAGGACTTATCTAAATTAACAATAAGTCCCGCCTTTGTCAGAACATCTACAAAACCATTGTATTCGTTTCTGGGTATGATTATATCGTCCCCAAAAACACACGTGTTGGACCAATCTATAAATAGATTGGGGCCGCCACGCATACAACGGAAACCGTAGATGAGAGCAACAATGATCAAAGTCATCAAGGGAAAAGTAAAACCATTCCCCATTGTACTTATCATATTGAGCTCAATCTGTACACCTTCAATACCGTTATTAGCGGTATCAACTTTTGGTAAAGTTATTTTGGACGACCTGATTTTCATAAGAAGGTCAAACCAAGATGAAGGCATAAGGGCACGAACAAGATCGATACTGATCATATCGCTGGCAGATTTAAGATCAAGAGTAGCAACACTTTGATCTTTAGAACCGCGCCAAGCCAACGCAATATTCTTTTGCTGTTGGTTGCGAATGTCCAGTCCGATATGCCTTAGAGCTCCTTCTAGATAGTGACCTGCAGCAAGCTGCAGACACATATTCCCAGAAGGTTCTATTGCAATTGTTCGTTCTGTGTCCTCGTTCTTAGGAACTGTAGTCAGTCTTGAGCCTTCGACCAAAGACGTACCCGAAACTTTTAAGCGGCTATCTCTAGCCACAAAGTAAGGGTTGGAACGTCTAAGTTTAAGAACCAAAGGCTCACACAGAGCGGTACAAGTCATATCTTTATAAATCTTATCAACGGTATGAGTCCCTTTGACGCCATTACTGGCGCCGGGGCCGTACCGCCAATTCGACCAAAGATACGACATCTCGAGTGGCTGCTGTATGGCCAACTCATCAAAGGTGCTAGTATAACGCTCTAAAACATTAGTAATGAAATAACGAGCATTTTCTAGTATCCTTTGATCGAGACACAAAGAAGGAGGGCGTTCAGTTACGATACGCCCAACTTCAAGGTTTACCTCCACGAAAGTGGAGATAGCCTGGTCTCGAAGCTCTTCTCGATGGAAGCGTGCCCTTTTACGGGCACGTTGTA